ATGGGCGAGTACAAGCGCGGCACACTTCACGCTGGCGTAAACCCCAAGGGACCGGCCAAGGCTCCGATGGCTAAGAGCCGCAAGCAGGCCATCGCAATTGCACTGTCAGAAGCTGGCAAGTCCAAAAAGAAGTAAGGCGAAAACATGGCATATCGGAAGAACGCAAAGCCTTCTAACGAAGAAGTTGACGACGCAATGGTGCTGGACGACGGCATCGAGATTGACGTTGGCGCGTCTGACGAAGAGCCAATGACCGACGAGGAACTGGAGAGCATTATCTCCGGCGAGATCGACGACGCTCAGGCCTACATTGACGACACCATCTCCCCGCTGAGGGCTGAGGCCGGTCAGTATTACAAAGGCGAGCCATTCGGTAACGAAGAGGAAGGCCGATCGTCTGTCATCTCAATGGACGTGCGCGATACCGTGCAGGCCATCATGCCGTCGATCATGCGCGTCTTCTTTGGCTCCTCCAGTGTTGTTGAGTTTGCCCCGAACGGTCCAGAGGACGTAGCGAACGCAGAGCAGGCGACGGATTATGTCAACTACTGCCTGACACGCGACAACAACCTGTTCTTCCATGCCTATGCCATGTTTAAAGACGCTCTGGTCCGCAAGAACGGCTTCGGCAAAGTCTGGTGGGATGAGAAGGAAACCGTCAAGACCTACGAGATTGAGGGTCTGGACGAAAACGCCTATTCCGTTCTGCTGTCTGACCCCACCGTTGAACTGCGTGAGGTTGAGGTAGAATACGGCGAAATGGAGGCAATGACGCCTGAAGGCATCGCCACCGTCATCCAGATGCCGACGTACAGCGCAACGGTCGTCCGCAAGACGAAGGAGGGTCGCCTCAATATGCAGGCCCTTCCGCCCGAAGAGTTGCTGATCGACCGTCGCGCTAAGTCCATGAACGACTTCGAGTTTATCGGCCACCGTCGCTACATGACCGTCTCCGAGCTTGTCCAGATGGGCTATGAGCAGGAAGAAGTTGAGCAGCTTGGCTACGAGACGCAGGACGACTTCGAAGGCAATCAGGAAGCGTTTGACCGCAACCCGCAGGCAACCATTCTTGGCGCTGGCCGCACTGATACCGCGTCGAAGAAGGTTCTCTACATTGAGGGCTATCTCTATGTTGACATGGACGGCGACGGCATTGCGGAACTTCGCAAGGTCTGCGTTGGTGGCAGCGCGTTCAAGCTCTTGCACCATGAAGCTGTAGACGACCATCCATTCTTCGACTTCTGCCCGGACCCTGAGCCGCACACATTCTTCGGTATGTCGATTGCCGACGTGGTTATGGACATCCAGCGCATCAAGTCGTCGATCATGCGCAACACTCTGGACAGCCTTGCGCAGTCGATTTACCCGCGCATGGGTGTGGTTGAAGGACAGGCTTCGATCGAAGATGTTCTAAACACTGAGGTTGGCGGCATCATTCGCATGAAGTCGCAGGGAGCCGTGCAGCCGTTCATCACACCGAACGTCTCGCAGGCCGCATTCCCGATGCTCCAGTACATGGATGAGGTGAAGGAAAGCCGCACCGGCATCAACAAGGCTTCGGCTGGCCTCGACGCAAATGCACTGAATGGCGCAACTGCAACAGCCGTGAACGCGACTGTGACCGCAGCGCAACAGCATATCGACCTGATCTGCCGGATGTTTGCAGAGACTGGCTTCAAGACGCTGATGTCTAAGTCATTGAAATTGATGGTTAAAAATCAGGACAGGCCGCGCATGGTTCGCCTGCGTAATGAGTTTGTGCAGATCGATCCCCGCGTCTGGGATGCCGACATGGACGTGCTGGTCAACGTGGCTCTTGGCACTGGCTCTGACGACCAGAAGATGGGCTTCCTCAACGTGATTGCCCAGAAGCAGGAAATGATCCTCCAGCAGCTTGGCCCGATGAACAACCCGCTGGTCAGCCTTGAGGGCTACTACAACACGCTTGAGCAGATGCTGGCAATCGCTGGCTTCAAGGATGTGTCGCGCTTCTTTACCAATCCGCAGGGCTTCCAGCCTCCCGCTCCTACGCCTCCTCCGCCAAGCCCGGAAGCAATTCTGGCGCAGGTGCAGGCACAGAGCATTCAGGCTGACATCCAGAAGAAGGCCGCAGAGCTTGAACTTCAGCGCGAAGATATGCTTCTGAAGGATGACCGCGAACGCGATAAGCTGGACGCAGAGGTGATGCTCAAGTCCGCTGAGATTGAAGCGAAGTATGGCTCGCAGGTAAACACGGCCAACATTCAGGCCCTGATGCAGCGTGACCGTGAGTTTCTCCGTCAGCAGGGCGAACTAGAACGCTCAGTCATTCAGGCATCACAGGCAGCACCAGCCGCACCGATGCCAGTTGAGATGCCGATGCCCGTTGAACTTCCGCCAGAAGGAATGATGTAATGACGCTTGACGATTTGCGCGCAATGGGAGTTTCGGACGCTGACATTACTGGGCTTTTGTCATTTGACCCGTCATCCCTGACGATTGGCGGCGGGCAGGACGAAGCTGCGAGGGCTTTGGCGGCTGCACAGGCGACAGGTCTTTCCAATCTTGGTTATGTCCCAGTTTATGGCGGCGGGGATATTATTCCCGGAACTACGCAGGGCATTCTCTCAAAACTTGGCATTGAAAACCCATACACTCCCATCTTCCAAACGGTTGGAAGCGAAAACTCCGGGACTGCGATGGACGCAACGGAGCGCACAACTTTTGCGCCAACTCCGGGCCAGACATACCGCCTTGTGGACAATCGCACTGGCGAAACATTTGGTCAGGCAAGTGACCCTGTAGGGATTAAAGCACTTGTTGATCAGGCCAATGCCCTTTCTGAAGAGCAAGGCAAAAAGGCCAACTGGGACTTGCAGCAGTCAACGCTGTATTCTGCCGATCCCAATCAGCCGCTGAAGCAGGGCTGGAACACCATCGCGCAGGATGATCCGAATACCATTCCAATGAGCATCAAGGCGATGATGGCCGCTATGGCTGTGATGACGGGTGCGGGTGTAGCTCAGGGCCTGAGTACTGCTGGCACGGCGGCCACTGGTGCTGGCGCTGGTGCTGGCGCTGGTGCTGGGTCTGGCCTTGTTCCGGGCGCTCTCAGCGGACTTAGCTTTGCGCCTGTTGCGTCTGTTCCTGTCGCAGCTTCCGCAGTAGCTCCAATTGTTGTCACGGCAGGGGCTGGAGGGCTGACTGCTGCACAGTTGGCTGCACTTGCTGGCACCGCTGCGGCTGGAACTGCGGCTACGACAACGGGAGGCGCTGCGTCTGGCACAACCACAAGCGCGACAACTGCCCCAGCAGCAACCACCACAGCAGCGGCAACAGGGTCCGAACTAGCTCCGATCACTGTGACGGCGGGTAGTAGTCCGACAAACCTCGTTCCAGCGTCATTGCTTGCTGGTGGCGGCGCTGCTGCTGCTGCGGCGGCTAACGCTGCTGGATCAACGACTAGCGCGGCAGATTTGGCCGCATCAAGGACTGGCATGACAGGAGCAGAGATGGCCGCAGTTAACGCAGGCGCAGGTGGCACCAACCTTCTGGATAAAATCATCTCCAACATGGGCATCTCGGATTATGCGACGTTGGCCTCTCTGGCAGCGAGCGCAGTCGGTGGCGGCGGCGGTGGCGGAACAGGCTCAACAACGCCTTACGTTTCGCCGTTTGGCGCTGGCACGAACTTTGGCGGCCTTGCATCGCGGACGCAGATCAACCCGAACATCACAGACTATGAAAAGTATGGTTTTGGCCCAGAGGCTCAATTCTTCTCTGGCGGTCAGGGCGGCCTTGCAGGCACCGGAACTGGCACTGCAACGGCCACTAAAGATACGCCATACACTGGTGGCACATTGACGTTGCCTGAAGGCACGACGGCTGGCGTAACGCCTCCGACAACGCCAGTCACGACGACAACCACTGCTCCTGCGACAACCTATCAGACGAACCTGAAAGACCCTGATATTTTCTCGTATATGAAGACGGTCAACGATAGCCTTGGCTCATTCTACAAGATGGGCCAGATGACCGATCAACAGGTGCGCGACTATCAGCAGAAGATGTACGACGCCATCAACACACCGGGCGCGACGATTGACACGTTCCGCAGTGCTGTTGCGATGCCGCAGTACACGATGTTTAACCAGCCGACCGGGACGCCGGTTGCAAACGTGCCAGCGCCGTTTGAATATACTGCGCCCGCACAGCCAATTCAAAATCTTTCAGCCTACATGAACGACCTCAACTCGCAGATCGGCTCAAGGGTTTCTCAGGGCCTGTTGAGCGCTGCAGATGCACAGAAAATTCAGGGCGACCTGACGAACGTGTATCGCTCAGGAGGTGCAACAACGCAGGGCCTCCAAAGCGCATTTGATGCTGCATCGCAAAAGTATAAGCCGCTCATCTAATGGATAAAGTGGACATCATCGCACAGGCCCATCACGCCAAGCGCCTTCTGGAAGACGACGTTCTTCAGGACGCATTCGCAGAGATTGAAGCCGACATTTACTTGGAATGGCGCACCACCACTATCGGTGACGAGCGCCAGCGCCAAGACCTGTTTCACACGCTAAAAGGATTAGAGCGTTTGAAAGCCCGCCTACAGGCATACCTTGATGCGGGAGTGCTTGCATCAAGGATTTAACTTTTACGAAAAAGGTGATATATGACGGAACAAGTCGGCAACCCCGATACTGGGATCGGCCTCCACGAAGCAACCTTAGCCATCAGCAAATTGCTCGGCCCTGAAGAGGACAACCAAGACGAAGCTGAGGCGCTAGACCATGAAGATGGTCAGGCAGAAGCGGAATATGAGGAAGACGCCTCCGATGAGGACGAAACCGAATACGACGACGAAGCCGATCTGGACGAAGACGATAGCGGCGAAGAAGGCGCGCAGGAACTTCCTGACGATGTGACGGTCAAGGTCAAAGTTGACGGTCAGGAATTGGAAGTCACCCTTGCAGAGCTTCGGAGTGGTTATAGCCGGACTTCAGACTACACGCGGAAGGCCCAAGCCCTAGCTGAAGAACGTAAAGCGTTCCAAGGTGAGGCTGAAACCATCCGCCAAGAACGCGCTCAATACGCTGAGCTTCTGCCTTTGCTCCAGCAGCAACTGATGCAGCAGACCAGCGCAGAGCCTGATTGGGACACTCTTTATAACGAAGACCCCATTGAGGCAGCGCGGTTGGAACGACGGTGGAATAAATCCCGTGAGGAACAAGCGTATCGCTTGCAGGCCATTCAGGCAGAGCAGCAGCGCCTCGCACAGGAAGCATCCATTGACCAAACGAGAGCCATTCAGGCTTTTGTGGAAGCGGAACGCGCACGACTGCCCGATGTTATCCCGGAGTGGAAAGATCAGGCTGTCATGGTGCAGGAAGCAAAAGATTTGCGAGACTGGGCTGTAGCTCAGGGATTGTCAGAGCAGGAAATCGAGAGCCTGCGTCAAGCCAATCACGTCGCACTTCTCCGCAAAGCCATGCTTTACGATAAGGGCCGCACCAAGGTGCAACAGGCCAAGGCTGCTCCAAAAAAGCAGGCCAAGGTCATCCGCCCCGGAAGCAGTGGGTCTCAGTCCAGTGGTCGTCCAACTGAGGTAAAGAGAGCTTCTCAGCGCCTTGCGCGTAGTGGCCGTATCAGTGATGCAGCCGCTCTTTTGGACAAACTCATTTAAGGACACATAAGTTATGGCTATTGTTGCAAATACCTTCACCCGGTACTCCGCTATCGGTATTCGTGAAGACCTTTCGAACGTCATCTACAACATCGCGCCGGAAGAGACCCCGTTCATCTCGAACATCGGTCGTGAAAGCGTCAAGAACACCTACTTCGAATGGCAGACGGACACGCTCGCCGCTGCGTCGGCTGCCAACGCCGCGCTCGAAGGTGATGATGTCACTTCGTTCACTGCTGTTACGCCAACCGCTCGCGTTGGTAACTACACGCAGATCAGCACGAAGAACGTTGTCATCTCCGGTACGCTCGACGCGCTGGACAAGGCCGGTCGTCGCTCGGAAGTCACCTATCAGCTTGCTAAGATGGGTTCCGAACTGAAGCGTGACATGGAAAGCGCCCTGCTTGCAAACCAAGCGTCGGTTGCCGGTAACACCACGACTGCTCGCCGCACGGCTGGTCTGCCTGCATGGCTTACGTCGAACACCTCGGCTGGCGTTGGCGGTGCTAACCCGACTGTTGGCTCGACCCCGACGGCTGCTCGTACTGACGGTACGCAGCGCGCCTTCACCGAAGCCCTGCTGAAGACTGTTGTTGCTTCGGTTTGGGATAACGGTGGTACGCCGAAGATGCTCATGGTTGGCTCGTTCAACAAGCAGGCAGCTTCCGCGTTTGCCGGTGTCGCCACGAAGTTCCGTGACGTTCCCGCAGGCCAGCAGGCTCAGATCATCGGCGCTGCCGACGTGTATGTTTCGGACTTTGGCACGATCAACATCGTTCCTAACCGCTTCATGCGCGCTCGTGACGCTCTGATCGTCGATCCTGAATACGCATCGCTCGCAGTGCTGCGTCCGATCCAGCAGGAAGAGCTTGCCAAGACGGGTGACGCTGAGAAGCGCCTGATGCTCGTCGAGTATGGTCTGAAGGTTAAAAATCAGGCTGCTCATGGTGGGGTATTCGATCTCACCACTTCGTAGTATGGGTGTGGGGAGGGGCTTCGGCCTCTCCCCTAACTCATTGGAGGGAAAATGACTGACCGTATTATCTCTGACGACAGCGCCTCGACAGGCATCGTCACCAAGTTTCATTACGACGCTGACAAGGATGAGGCCGTCATCCAGAAGACCCAAGATGTGTCTTCCATCATCGAAGCTAACAAGGTTGAGTTTAACGCCGCGCCTGAGCGATTTGGCGAATTCACCAAGGTTGGCAGCATCCCACTTTCAGTGTATTACGAGCTTGAGCGCAAGGGCATTCTGAATGACCAAAAGGCGCTCGCTAAATGGCTGAATGACCCTGACAATCGAGCATTCCGCACAAGGCCGGGGACCATCTAATGGCAATTACCACGTACTCTGAATTGAAGACAGCGGTTGCGGACTTCCTCAATCGTGACGACCTCACCTCTGTCATCCCCAACTTCATTGCATTGGCAGAGGCAACCCTCAATCGCCGTATGCGCGCCCCTGAGATGGTGACGCGGGCTGCTGTGACGGTTGATGCAGAGTATGAAAACCGTCCGGCTGACTGGATGGAGACGATCCGCTACCAGATTACCACAAACCCGATCACTGTGTTGGAGTTTGTAACGCCGGAAGAGGCCATCATCCAGAAGACGAAGTTCTCTGCCGCTGGTGTGCCGCTGTTCTTCTCAACGGTTGGCACCCAGTTTCAGCACGTTCCTACGCCGGATGGGTCTTACACTGGCGAGTTGATGTATTATGCCCGGATCGCTGGCCTATCCGACACAAACACATCGAACTGGCTTTTGACTGCCAACCCTGATATATACCTGTATGCAACGCTTATTCAGAGTGCGCCCTACTTGAAAGAGGATGAGCGCATCAGCGTCTGGGCAGGGATTTACGACCGCCTGATGTCTGAATATGATGTCGCAGAACAGCGGGCCAAGACTGGCTCAAGCAGATTGGTTGCTCGGACAAGGACGTTTGGCTAATGGCTGATACTACGACCACAAACCTCGGCCTTACCAAACCCGAAGTTGGCGCGTCTGCCGACACTTGGGGCAATAAGCTCAACACCGACCTTGACCTGCTCGACGCACTCTTTGCCGCTGACGGCACTGGTACATCTGTTGGCCTAAAGGTTGGTGCCGCGAAGACGCTTGCCGTTGCAGGTACATTGAACGTCACTGGGTCATTGACTGGCGGCGTCGTTGCCCCGCTGGCCTCTCCGACGTTTACGGGTACTGTGGTTCTCCCATCGACCACCAGCATTGGTGGTGTCAGCGCAACGGAGCTTGTCTACCTCGACGGTGTGACATCCAATGTCCAGACGCAGCTTGACGCCAAGCTCGGCACTGCTGCCGCTGCATCGACCTATGCGCCGCTTGTTAGCCCGACATTCACCGGCACTGTCGTTCTTCCATCCACGACCAGCATCGGTGGCGTCAGTGCTGCTGAGATCGTCTACCTTGATGGCGTAACGTCGAACGTCCAGACCCAGCTTGATAACAAGGCCGGTCTTTCGTCGCCTGCATTCACCGGCACACCGACAGCGCCAACAGCCGCATCTGGCACCAACACAACGCAGGTCGCCACGACAGCCTTCGTGCAGCAGACATCATTCGATAACTCTCTTCCGCTGCAATCAGGCAACGCTGGCAAGTACGTCACGACTGACGGCACGAACGCAAGCTGGGCGACGATCCCTCCGCAAAGCTATCCGGGTGCTGGTGTTGCTATTTCGACTGGCACTGCTTGGGCCGCATCTGTTGCACCGGGCGCATCTGGACAGGTGCTGACCAGCAACGGGACCAATTGGACCTCTGGCCCAGCACCAACCACGTCATACACCACACTTATGAAATTCGGTCTGTAAGGAAGTTTTGAAATGCCTGATACACTGAAGCAATTCTACAATGCGTCGATCAACGTCACTGGGTTGACGGGCAATCAGACTGCCACGTTGTTCACGAACAACTCGACGACCCGCGCCGTCATCAAGGATGTGGATGTTGCGAATACGTTTCCTGTCACACCGAACCTGACGGTTGGTGGAACGGCGGTTGCATCATTGGGGTCAAACCTTACCGGCTCAGAGATTGTGGATGTCAGCCAAGCGGTCGCTATGTCGTTTGCTTCGCCTCTTGCGTTCACAATGACCCAGACAGTGAATTTGATTTCATCGGGAACACAGCGAGTTTCTACGTCATATAACATTAATGGACTTGTGAGTGGCGCTGCAACCGCAGATCAGGCCACACCTTCCTTAGACGCATCCGCTTCCTATGTAACAGCGGTATATTATGCCCCCGATGGCGATGTATTTTCCGCACAGACTGATGGCAATTCATATTGGCTTTTGCGGAAAAATGCTGGCGGCGCAGGAGGCACGGCTTCAACGGTAAACTCAGGGTTTACTGGTTCATATTCTGCTATTGCATTCGATGGTATTAATACATTCTACTGGCTAACCAGCAGTACAAATTTGCGCGCATTTAATGCGGACACTGAAACTACGACAAATACAACCATTGCAACCGTCTCTGGCGGTGGCGGCGCTACTTATTCACGTCTTTTGTTTAGCAATGGATATTTGCTGTATAGCTACCAAGGAACTGCTTCTCCATACCTAATTGAAATTTCAACTGGGCGTTGGGCGTTCTTGAACGGTTTAGATATGTCTACAGTTGGCTGGAACGCCAGCCATGTCGTGCCCGGCTTTTGGTTTGATACATCTACACGGGTTGCTACCTTAATGTGGTTTTACCCCGGTAATAATGATTATTATAGGGCTATCAGCCCAGCTGTTCCTGCCCTGACTGCTGCGTCGGTTACAATTTCAACTTCGTGGACAACATTGAATTTGGATTATAGCGCTTTTGTCGGCAGTGGGCAGCCATCGGTTAGCGCTGCACACATCGTTTTGTATAGCGCAGATGGCGGTGTTACAATTGACAGCGCCAACGCTTACGCCCGCGTACTTTCTGGAATTTCAGGCGCGACAAGTGGTTGGTCATTGGGCGCGGCTATTTCAAACATCGTTGTGACAATTTATCGCCCAAGGGTGACGTTCACATCGTCTCCAACAGTGAACACCACAAACTTCCCAAGCACAATCTCCCTGCGCCTAACTGGCGTAGAAGTCACAGCGTAAGGATTATATCATGCTGATCAATCCGACCCCGTCCGCGACCGCGATTGCAAACATAAACACACTTGTTAACCCAAGGCAGATTGCTGCTTATTCAAACACCTACGGGCAGGTAATGTATACTGTCCCTGCCGGGAAAAAATTTGTAGGATATTTCACGGGAAATGGGGGTACTAATATTAATATAATTCCGCAAGTAGGTGTTGCTGTTGCAATGCCAACCCAAACTAACGCTCCTACTAATATAACGTTAGTAGCCGGGACTGTAGTTTCATATGCGTCATTTTCTAACGCTGGTTATCTTCTTGGCGTAGAGAGCGACCTATAAGATGGCTCAGATCAATGTAGCTGACGACCTCACCGTCCATGTTCTCACCGACGACAGTGCGTTTGAGTTTTTCCTGCCCAGCTATGACCCTGAAAGCATGGCCGCATTTGCGAATGCTGGTCAGGCGTATGCTTGTGCAGAGCGGTACGTCGAGCTTGGCAATGTCTGGCAACCCTACAAATCGCCAGAAGAGCGCGAACAGGAGCGCAACGCAGGGATCATCGCTGGCAACAAGCCAATCCGCAACGCCAAGCTGGCCGAATGCGACTGGACGCAGATCGGTGACGTGAACCTGACCGCCGACTGCAAGGCCGCGTTCGCCGCATACCGCCAAGCCCTGCGTGACGCTGATATGCTCAACCCAGTATGGCCGGACGCTCCTGCTGAAGAGTGGGTTGCCTAACGATGGATATGTCATTCGGCATCGACACACTTCTCACCCTGATTGCTGGCGTCTTTGCCATCATTGGCGTTTGGACGAAGTTGAGCAACCGCTTGGCAATTCTAGAAACCAAGCTAGATTTTGGTGACGAGAAGTTTTCGGCCATCGACAAGAAGTTCGATGAGGTGATGACCCACCTCCGCCGGATTGAGGACAAACTGGACAACAAGGCTGACCGATGAGTTTCCTAGACGACTTTGAAAGCAAGATGGACGGTGTGAACGATACCGTCGAGTTTGTGATCCGCGTGGCTATCGTCACCCTGTCCGCTGTCATCCTTGTAGTGGTGGCGGCTTTGGCTGTGGCGCTGTTCGTGCCGAATGAATTGGTAGACAGCAAGGCCATCCTTGAGACAATCAACCCAGCGTTCCAGACCATCGTCGGTGCGTTTGTCGGCTTGCTCGGTGGTTTGAGCCTCAATGCCAATGCCCGCGATAAGGAAGCTCCTGTTGAGCCTGAAGCGCCGACGCCTGACCCAGAAGTTGGTGAGTTTAAGCCTGTGCCGCTGGTCCGCCCTGTTGAGCCTGAGCCAGTCGCAGAAGATGACGATGACGACGATATGGCTCCGTGGGAAAAGTATCGCAACGATCTGCGCTTCGACGTGAACGGTGATGGCGTTGTCGATCAGGAAGACTTCCCCGACTGGCGTAACCCGGCAGCATAACGGTGGGCGACCTCTCAACCGTTGAACTCATCGGTCAGCTATGGCCGCTGGTTCTCGCCTTCATCACGCTGGTCATCATCCTCGCCAAGATGGACGTGCGGCTCGCTGTGGTCGAAGAGAAGATCAAGACGCTCTTTGAGCTTTGGAACAAGGGACAGGACAAATGAGCCTGATTAACCTGCAAAAGAAGATTGGAGCAACGGCAGATGGCGCGTTTGGTCCGGGAACTTTCAAGAAGGCTGCGGCTTACTACAAGCTATCTCCTAATCGCGCTGCACATTTCTTTGCTCAAACGGCGCATGAAACGGGCGGCTTCAAGACGTTCTCGGAGAACCTCAACTACAGCGCCAAAGGGCTTCGCGGCACGTTTGGTAAGTATTTCAAGACTGACCTCGAAGCTCGGCTCTACGAACGCCAGCCGCAGAAGATTGCCAATCGTGTCTATGCAAATCGCATGGGCAACGGACCTGAGCAAACAGGATCAGGGTGGCTGTGGCGCGGCAGAGGGGCCATCCAATTAACTGGATACGACAACTACAAATCGTTCGCAGAGTACATCAACCGGCCAGACGTTCTGACGAACCCAGATATTGTCGCTACAGAATTGTCCTTTGAGAGTGCGCTCTGGTTCTTTGACAAGAACAAGCTGTGGTCGATCTGCGATAAGGGCGTCAATGAAGCAGCTATTGTTGCGTTGACCAAGAGGGTAAATGGCGGTCTCCACGGGATTGACGACCGCCGCGCCAAGACGAAGAAGTATCGGGCTTGGGCATGATCCCAAATCCGCTGATGGTCTATGTGGCGGCAGGCACTCTTGTTATTGGCGCAGCAGCCGGATACAAAGTCCGCGACTGGCAGTGTGACGCGGCATATTCAAAGGCTCTGGAAAAGGCTGAAAAGCAACGGGCCGAAATGCAAAAGGCGGTAGACGATGTTTCGCAAGTTTACGAAGTCGAACGGGATCAAGCCGATGTCGTGGCAACCGAACGCACCAACACTATTCGTGAGATATACAAAACGGCTCCTGCTGTGCCTGCTGATTGCACTCCTCCTGATGGCATTAACGGGTTGCTCCAAGGCGGTGTCCGTGACGCCAATGCCGCAGCCACCGGCAAACCTAGCGTCGAATTGCCCGCTGCTTCCAGCGCCACCGGCAGTGCTGACTGACCCTGACCGCGCAGTCTGGGAAAGTGATCTCATTGCGCGATATACCGATTGCAGCGTCAAGCACCGCTTGACAGTCGAAGCATGGGTGAAGGCTTTGGAAGCCAAGTAAGGGAGATTACATTGTGCCAGCATCGACATTCACAGACGAAGAGTTTATAACAGCATGGGAGCGTGGCAAGGGCAGCCCTATCAAGGTTGCAGCCATCCTCGGCATCAAGGAGCGTGGCGTCTATTCCCGTCGTGAACGACTGGCGCAGCGCGGGATCATCCTCAAGAGCGTCCCGTCAGATGGTAAGCCGACCAAGTGGGCCTCTGACGACGCTGGCCGCGCATACAAGCGACAGATCGACCTCAGTATCGACACAGGCACCGTTATTGCGTTCTCTGACGCGCACTGGTGGCCCGATCAGGTGCGGACGACGGCCAATGAGGCTCTGCTGCTGCTGATTGAGGATTTGAAGCCTCGCACAGTGTTTGCCAATGGCGACTTGTTCGATGGCGCACGGGTCAGCCGTCACGCGCCTCTTGGCTGGGCTGAGTTGCCCACCGTGAAGGAGGAGTTGGAAGCCTGCCAAGACCGACTGGATGAGATTGAACAGCGTCTCCCCAAGGGTTGTGTCAAGATTTGGAACGTCGGCAACCATGATGCCCGCTTTGACCGGGCGCTATGCGTCAACGCATCGGAATATGATGGCGTGGTGCAGCGGCTTGAAGACAAGTTTGACCGCTGGAACTTCACATGGTCAACGATGATTAACGAAAACGTGATGGTCAAGCACCGCTATCACAACGGCATTCACGCCACCTACAATAACACCCTCAAATCTGGCCGCTCAATCGTCACTGGACACCTTCACCGGCTCGCCGTGACACCTTGGGCCGATTACAACGGACGGCGCTATGGCGTCGATACAGGGACGCTCTCCAATCCGCATGGCCCGCAGTTTGATTACGCAGAGAACAACCCGTCTCCTCATACGTCCGGCTTCGCCGTTCTGACGTTCAAGGATGGGCTGCTGCTGCCGCCTGAGTTGTGCGAAGTCATCAATGACAAGGCATATTTCAGGGGTGAATGTGTTTTCGACGGAGGGGCTGACGATGACAATTTCGGCAATTGAGTATTTGCGCCAGCGGCTCGCATATGAACCAGAAACTGGCATTTTAACTTGGCGACATTGCGATGCCATGCCTGCGTGCTGGAATGCACGCTTTGCTAATAAAGAGGCTTTTACGGCAAATAGCGGTAATGGCTATCGTGTTGGTAAGATAGACAATTGGCCATATAACGCACATCGCGTTGCTTTTGCCATTTATCATGGGCGATGGCCAAATTATATGGTTGACCATATTAATGGTGATGGGACTGATAATCGCATCAGCAATCTTCGTGAGGCAACGCACTCGCAAAATCAGCATAATCGAAAAAAGAGCAAAAACAATACATCTGGCTACAAGGGTGTATCTCGCAACAATCGCGGCTGGCTTGCTCAAATTATGCTCAATGGCAAGACCCGCTGTCTCGGCACATATTCAACGCCAGAGGATGCAGCAACGGCCTACAATACCGCTGCAAAAACTATGCACGGTGAGTTTGCAAATTCACAAAGCGTGGGTGATTTAAAATGACAATTTCAGCAATCGAATTCTTGGAACGAGCCGCTGATCTGATGCTCGAACGCGGGCAGGAATACGATACGCCAGAAGGTGAGCGCAGCATGGCCCGGACGGTTGCAGCGTTCAATGTGCTGACCGGAAACATCTTGAGCGAGCAGGACGGCTGGCTGTTTATGCTGCTCTTGAAACTTGCGCGCCAGCAGCAGTCGGACACTTGGCATCAAGACAGTTCTGAGGATGCAATCGCCTACGCTGCCCTGATGGCAGAAGCGTGGCAAAACGCAGACAATGATGATATAGAGGTGGTGTTTACTTTCAGCACTGACGATGAAGAGTAGCTATGGCCCTAGTTCCGATTAAAATTCCACCGGGCGTTTATCGCAACGGAACTGAGCTTCAGGCATCAGGACGCTGGTACGACAGCAATTTGGTGCGCTGGCATAACGGGACTATTCGACCAGTTGGCGGGTGGCGCATCCGCAACAGCACGGCCACGAACGGCTTCCCGCGCACGACGCTTGCATGGCGCTCTAACGATGGCTCTCGCCGTCTTGGCGTAGGGACGAACACCAAGCTCTACAGCATGACCTCGGCAGGCACGCTTGTCGATATTACGCCAGCAGGCTTTGTTCCGGGTGCAGCGAACGGCAGCGATAACACAGGCTACGGCAACCTTGCCTATGGCAGCTATGCCTATGGCACACCGCGCCCTGACATCAGCCCGATCACAGAGGCCGCAACGTGGAGCCTTGATACGTGGGGTGAATATCTGGTTGCCTGCTCAACATCTGACGGCAAGCTGTACGAATGGCAGTTGGACGATGTTACTCCGGTCACAGCGGCAGCGCAGATCACCAATTCACCCACAAACTGCGTGGGCCTGACCGTGACTGATGAGCGGTCGATCTTGGCTCTGGGCGCTGACGGCAACCCACGTAAGGTGGCATGGTGTGACCTTGAGGACAACACCGTCTGGACTGCTGCGTCCACCAATCAGGCTGGCAGCTTCACGCTGACGACATCCGGCAAGATTATGTGCGCCCGTCGCGTCCGTGGGCAAATCCTTGTGCTGACTGATATTGACGCGCACGTCGCCAATTACGTTGGCCTGCCGTTCACCTACCAGTTTGAAACCGCTGGCCGGAATTGCGGCATCATCTCCCGCCAAGCCGTTGCCGTTCTCGACAACATGACAATCTGGATGGGTAATCGCGGCTTCTTCGTTTATGATGGCTACGTGAAGCCTCTGGCATCCGACGTTGAGGATTACATCTTCTCCGACCTCAACGGCACCCAGCGGTCCAAGATTGTCTGCGTCCCGAACACTGAGTTTGGCGAAATTTGGTGGTTCTACCCGTCTTCATCGTCGGTCGAGAATGACCGCTATGTCGTGTACAACTATCAGGAAGGCCACTGGGCTATCGGCCAGATGCCCCGCTCTTGCGGCACCGATAAGGGTGTCTTCAATTACCCAATGATGTGGACGCCTGAAGGCTACGTTTACGACCATGAAGTCGCGTTTGTCCGTCCGGGCGGTGGAGCAGTTTTTGCAGAGACTGGTCCAGTGCAGATCGGTGAAGGCGACCGCATCCTGCATATCAATGAACTTATCCCAGATGAGCGCACACAGGGCGATGTGACGGCGACATTCATCAAGAAATACTACCCGAACGGGGTGGAAAGCTCCTACGGCCCATATTCATTGAACAACCCAACATCGGTGCGCTTCAATGGCCGACAGATCAGTATGCGCATTGATGGTGCGCGTAATGTTGACTGGCGCGTTGGAATTATGCGGTTGAACGGTATTGCAGGTGGGCGCAGGTGACACTCAGGCTTCCGCCACCTCCGGGCGCGTACAGCCCTGCGTATGAAGCGCAGCGCAACCGCCTTATCGAGCTTTATTCCAACAGCCTTTACGAAAAAGGTCAGGATGTTGGCGTCTACCAGCCTGCAAAGCTGATTGTCTCTGACGCATCGTTTATTACGACGGACACCCACACCGTAGGGACTGGCGGCCTTTCGTGGAACTCAGTTGATGAAACGCTCAATCTTGGCATGGGTGAAGGTGTCATCCAGCAGGTTGGCCTTGAGACATTCGCCCGCGTCCAGAATAACACCGGCTCAACTCTGGCAAAGGGTGCGGTCGTTGGCTTTGCCGGTGCCAGTGCGAACAACACTCTGGTCGTCACCAAATACCTTGCCGATGGATCGACCCCGACGCTCTACATCCTTGGCGTTATGGCGCACGACCTGCCAGACAATGGGACGGTAGGCTACTGCACTGTCTGGGGCCATGTCTCCGGCATCAACACAAGCTCATTCTCGCTTGGCGATGTGCTTTATGCGTCACCGACGACGGCTGGCGCTCTGACGAAGGTGAAGCCGACCGCGCCGGACAACGTCGTGCCAGTCGCCGCCGTAGTGAAGGTTGGAACGACTGATGGCGAGTTGTTTGTCCGCCCGTCGATTGAGCAGCAATTCTATAACGGCCAGTTCACCAAGAACACGACGATCACACCGGCAGCGGCCAACACAGCCTATGCGCTGGCGTGGGACACGACCGTCATCACAGAGGGTATCACGTTGACCGGAAGCCCGACAACGCGCCTGACTGTAGCCCACAGCGGTCTCTATAACTTCGCTGTTCGCATCCAGTTTTCCTCTGGCAACTCGAACGCCAAGTCTGCGTGGATGTGGCTCAAGAAAAACGGCACGACCAATATCGGGTCAAGCACGGCTGTTGGCTCATTGAAGGACAGTGGCGGCTATTCAGTCCTCGCTATCAACGACTTCGTTTCACTGGGCGCAAACGATTACGTCGAATTGTTCTGGGCGGTTGACGACACAGGCTTGCAGCCGACTAACGTAACGGCGACGGCTTTCGCTCCATCTGCACCGACGGCCCATGTCGCAGTGACGCAGGTCCAGCAGTGATGGTTGAAGAGTTTATGCGGTGCCAGCCGTACATTAAAGCGGCACTGGAATACACCAAGGGGACGCACAACATCCGCGATATCTGGGATGGGATTGTCACCGGGAACTTTCAGCTATGGCCGGGTGAGAAGTCGGCTGTCGTGACTGAAATACAAATCTTTCCGGGCAAGAAGGTGATGCACATTTTCCTTGCTGGGGGTGATCTGGATGAATTACTGGAGATGGAGCGTTCTGTGCGAGCATTTGCCGTCACTATAGGCTGTAATTCCATGTCAATATCTGGTAGACGGGGTTGGGTTAAGATTTTCAAAGGCGACGGGTGGCAAGAGGTTTGCACCACAATCGCCAAGGAGCTTTAAGTATGTCTAAGGGCGGTCAGACTGCAACACAGTCAACAACGCAGCAGCTAAACCCGTTTGTGCAGGATTTGCTGACCCGCAATTTTCAGGCGGCACAGCAGGTTTCGTCGATCCCCTATCAGGCATACGGTGGCCCGCGCATTGCTCAGTTCCGCCCGCAGGAGCAGCAAGCCTTCACGATGGCCGAACAGGCCGCAACGGGCCGCCTTGGGGCTTCTCAGCTTGATCAGGCCACTCAGGCTGCACAGCGCGCTGCTGGCTACTCTCCCGCGCAGTTCCAGACTGACGTGCAGGGCTTCATGTCGCCCTATCAGGAAAACGTGGTGGACGCGACGATGCGCCGCCTTGCTCAGTCCCGTGCAGAGCGTGATGCGGCAACGAAGGCTTCACTGGCAGCCTCTAAGGCATTCGGCAACGAACGTCGTGGCGTATATGAGGCGCAGATCGCGGGCGAGCAGGATTTGAACACCGCTCAGACGCTGGCAAACCTCTATCAGCAGGGCTACGGTCAGGCTGCCGGTCTCGCGTCTAACTTGCCCACACAGCAGCTTGCAGGCGCTTCCCAGTTGGCAGGCTTTGGCGCACAGGCTCTTTCACAGGAGCAGGCCCGCCAGCAGATGCTTGCTCAGGCAGGTCAGGCGCAGCGCGGTATGGCCCAGCAGAATATTGATCTGGCTTATCAGGACTTCCTCGCACAGCGCGGCTACCCGCGTGAACAGCTTCAGATTTTCCAGTCTGGTGTCAGTGGCGTTCCTGCGACGACATCCACGACGCAAACATCGACCACTCCGGGTCAGGGCTTCCTTGGTGCTGCGGGTGACATTCTTGGCGTTGCTGGCGCTGCTAAGTCGCTGTTTGAGCCGTCGAACGCAAACCTTCTCAAGAGCATTTTGGGGATTTAATTATGGCACCTCCGTCGTTTATGTCCTCAAGGGCTGTCCAAGGTTATTCTCCTCAGTTCCTTAACACTGGCACTGAGGCTCCCGCCCCCGTGGCTGGCGCACAGTCTCCCGATCTGACCAACCGCCTGTTGCAGATCATGGGCGGCAATCTTGCTGGCACATTGTCTGGCGGTGAGAAGCTGTCAGCCCTTGGCGCTCTCCTCAAGTCAGTCAGCCGTGGCAGCCAGAGTAGCCCGCAGCAGGTTCTACAGAGCATCCAGCAGCAGAAGTTGCAGGAAACGCAGGGTGCTTTGCAAATTCAGGAGCTTCGGAAGCAGGCTGGTCAACAGGCCCAGCGTAATGCTTTGCGTGAGGATTTGCTGTCAAAGGCTCGCAACGATGGAGAGCGCGCTCGAATTAGGCTTTTGAGCGACGAAAACCTTGAAAAGTATGCGTTGCAAGGTCTTGAAAACAAGCCGCCAGAAATGGAAGCGAAGCAAAAGCAGCTTGCAACGTATTTCCAAATGAGGATGGAAGACCCAGCACGAGCAAGCGCGTATTGGCGTTTAATTAATCCAACACAAATTGTTGGCTCCATTGAAAGCGGCATTAAAGAATATAACGTTCCAGAGCCTCCGATGGAAAATGGCGCTGTTGGCGCTCCTTCTCGTGGTGGCATTTCTGACCTTACTCCGCCACAGCCAAAGCCAGTCGTCCCGACTGAAAGCGAGAATACCGCTGGGTATCTGTATACGCGATTGCAGGATAGCATCGGCAGTTTGAATAGCATTCTTAAGAGTGATCCCGCCGCTGCCAGCCCATCTGCCTCTGAAATTGTTACAGAAAAGGTTTTGGGTGAGGACATTGCAAACAAGTTTAAATCTCCAGCGCGGCAGCAGTTCATTGCTTCCCAAAGAGATGCTCTTGCTGTGTCCCTGACCCTTGTTACTGGTGCTGCATACAACGAGCAGCAGTTGAACGACGAATATAGAGCATACTTCCCACAATATGGCGATGACCCGTCAACAAAGGCATTTAAACAAAAGAAATGGGAAAATCTTTTGAATGCTGCAAGGATCAAGGCTGGTCGGTCATTGCAGGGCCAGACTGGCGGAAATGCTGGCGCACCAAAACCATCTAGCGGCAAGGCTCCAGCGCCAAAGATTAAAATTCTAAGCGTCAAGCCAAGGGGCTAAACATGGCAGAAATGAAGGTATTTGACCTTACGTTCCAAGACGAGAGCGGCAAGGTCTATGACGCGCAGATTGAGGCTCCGGCTGACGCTTCTGAAGCCGATCTACAGGCTGCTGCGGCTCAATATCTTGCATCCGCTCGCCCACAGACCGCATTCCCTCCTGCTGTCGTTAAGAGTGCCGCCCCCATTCCAATCCCCAGTGAGGCAGAGGCTGCAACGCAGATCGCCCAAACTGAGGCGCGGACTGCTGCTCGCAAAAAGGCAATGGACGAGCGTGGTATTCTTCAGGCGTTTGGCGAGGGGTTTATGGCTCCGCGTCAGGAAGACCCATTTGGGCTTCAGGGTGATTTTACCATTGGTGAACGTGTGGGCCTCGCACCGCTGACTGCGTTGAATTATCTTCGTGAAGGTGTGCAGAGTGTCGGCTCTGGATTGGCGGAAGCCGGTGGTCAGGCAATCTACAACCTTGGCCTTGGTCAAGGATATTCTCCGCAGCGCATTGGTGCAGAGCTTGGTGAGTTTGCTCAAGTTGGTGGCATGGCGCTTCCAAACGCTCCGCTGCGTACTCAGGCTGCGACCACTGAGTTTATGCTGCCATCTGTTCGTCAGGCTATGCGGTCTGTCCAGCAAGCGGCGATAAACGTCCCCAACCTTGATCGGCTGACCCCAGCCCAGCGCGTTCTCGCAGCCGCAGAGCGTCAGAGGGTGCCTCTTATGCCCGCTGATGTTGGCGGTTCTGGTGTTCAGGGCTTGACCTCCGGCACGGCTCAGTCAGTGGTTGGGCGTGGGCCTGTCACACGCGCATCGGAAGCCACCACTGAAGCCTTACAACTCGCAGCGCAGCGGGCTGCTGACGAAACTGGTAAAGTAAAAAGTCCATTAGAAATTGGCTTGAGTTTGAAAGATGCGGCGACAGCATTTGCTACTACGACATCTAGGCGTGGTGGAGAGCTTTATGACCGCGTTCAAAAGGCTGCGGAGGGCCTTGTGTTCCGCCCATTGAATGCAGCCAAGACCATTGACCGCGAGATTGATCGGCTGCGTAAGAAGAATGACCCGTCAGACCCGCTTCTGCGTTATCTGGAAAGCAAGCGCGAACAGCTTAGCACGCCTCAAGGCTTTGATTATGAAGGCGCAAAGCAAATTCTCAGCGACCTGAAGGCGGATCACCGCGTCAAGGATGATCTGTTGCGCGTGACAAATGCCAAATCAACTCTCGGTCGGGTTGCCCGCGCAATGGAGGATGATGTCACCGGCACAATGATTAAAAACGATCGGGAAGGCGCTGCGAACGCTTTCAAGACTGCCAATGCGTATTGGCGGCAGCGTGTTGAAACGCTTGATGATGCCTTGGAGCCAGTCCTCGGAACAAACGCAACGCCAGACCTTATTCTCGATAGCATTAATGCTATGGCTGGTGGCCGCAAGGGTGGCGTCCAGCGACTTGTGCGCGTCATTAATTCTCTTCCAGAGGCTGATCGCGGCAGTATTCGGGCAACGATTGTTGACCGTCTTGGCCGTGCAAAACCGGGCGCTCAAGATGCTGGCGGTGAAGTTTTCTCTCCCGCAGAATTTATGACCAACTGGAATAAAATGTCTAATGAGGCAAAGGCAGCCTTATTTGGACGCGATAGGAAACTGTCTCAGGCTCTTGACGACATTGCACTTTTGGCTGGTAGCACGAAGCAGGCGCAACGGTTTGTTAACCAGTCACAGACCGCTGGTGCCGTTCAAGTGAACAATCTTTATAACATCATGGCTGGCGCTGGGATGCTTGGTGGCGGTGCTGCGGCAACCGCTGGCAACTTCGGTGTCGCTCTGACCTCGGTAGTTCTTCCGCTTGTTCTGACGCGCCTGAGCGCGAATGCACTAACATCGCAGCGCCTTGTCCGCTATCTCGCAGACGCTCCGAAAAAGGTTAAAAACGCAGACCAGTTCCGCGCTGGCTTGCTTGACATCGCATCCAAGGTTCCGGCAGTCTCTGCTGAATTGGAAGCCATCGCCGCAGAAATGGGTGGTCCACAATGAACAAGAAGCTGGTAAACTTTGCGTTGCAAGAGGCGGATCGTCAGGGCGTCCCCCGCGACTATATCAATGCCATCATCCAGATTGAAAGCAGTGGCGGGATTAACGTAGGGCCTTCAAGTGCTGGTGCGCGTGGCCCAATGCAGTTGATGCCCGACACGGCCAAGGGCCTTGGGGTGGACATCGACGACCCTATGGACAACATCCGTGGCGGGGTGCGGTACTACAAGCAGCAACTCAAGAAGTTTGGCGACCCTGTGATTGCGGCAGCCGCATACAACGCAGGTCCGGGCAACGTCCGAAAGTATGGCGGCATCCCGCCTTTTGCTGAAACGCGAGACTATGCGAAGAAGTTTCGCAACTTCATTGGGGCTGCGGAGGCTACAACGCCATCGGCTGCGCGCTCTAAGCCCGGACAGATGCTGGCGATGAAGTTGGATGATCCGACACCTTACACGCCAAGCCCAATCGACCTAGAGGCTGAAACCGAAAGCAACTTCGCCTCCCTGCTCTCCAAGATCGGCGCTGGCAAAAAGAAGCGTTCGACCAAGCGTAAGATGCCCGGTATTCTGGATGGATTGATCTAATGGCGAAGAAGGCTTCCAAGGAAACCGCATGGCAACCACAGCAGCGCAAGAAGCGGCGTCATTCGCCTGCTGGCCTGCGTCATCGCAAGAAACTGGGGCCGCGCTCGCACTTGAGATAATGGGAGCAGTTATTAGCCGCCCCCATCCCCTCACTCGTCGTCAATAACATCCACAGGACGCTCTGGTGGCCTCTCCTCTGGCAGCTTCACATAAGGCCCGCCAGCGTTGACAATCTCACTCATGGCGCTCTGGACCATGCTTCCACGATCCCACTGTCCTGTCATTATGCCGCGATACACAACAGAGCCTACGCGATAGGCATTTGCGACTTTCTCACGCGCTTTCAGCAGCAGTGCGTTCATGTCACTCTCCGTTATATTCTTCATCTGTGACAATCTTAATCCCCTGTGCCAAACGATAGCGGCCATCCTCGCCTTTTTCAGCAAGGCCCATATCAACAATCATATCGAGAATAACCTCCCAATCATCTGGGGAAAGTTCCTCATCGACCATATTATCCAGATAGCCAGCTACATCAGCCCTTTGCTCTGGTGTCATTTCTTCTGATTTAAGCATATTTTCCTCCATCAAAATGGGAGATCGTCCTCTAAATCAACGGGGGCATAGCCATTCTGCTTGGCCGTATCGTGGGCTGTCGGCTGCTTGGCGTTATCCGCCCGCGACATAAACTCAACCTCATCGACTGAGACGTTGAATTGCGCCTTGCCTTCATACTCACCGATAGCCAGCGTACCGACTGCCGTGACCTTTGTTCCCTTTAGCAGATAGGGATGCAGTGACCGGGCGCGCTTGCCCCAGAGGGAGCAGCGGAACCAATTGGTCGTCTTCTTGTCGCCAAAGCCCTGCGTGACACCAACTGGAAACGTCAGCACCTCATCGCCGCCCTGTGTGGCCTTAATCTCGGCATCGCGGCCCAGCCCGCCTGTGATAAATACTTTCTGCATCTTACATTCCCAACGCTGCGATATAGGTATCCAGAATGGCTTCGAACTCAGCACGGTCATGTGCTTCCATCGCCCGCAGCTTGATGATCTGCCGCATAATCTTGGCATCATAGCCACGCGCCTTGGCTTCGGAATACACATCGCGGATGTCGTCCGAAATGCCCTTCTTCTCCTCTTCAAGGCGCTCAATGCGCTCAATCAAAAGCCGAAGTTCGTCGGCTGCTACCATATTACCCATAATAATCACTCCATTTGACGCCATGCTTTGAGCCATAGGCGTATATGCTTTCAATAAGGTCTGACATCTGGGCCTTGCTCAGTTTGGAAGAGTGAAATCCAATGGGGAATGGTCTTCCATCCAAGCCGTTTTCAAATGCCACTTCATGCCCGCAGGCTGCCATAAAAATGCACTTCCAGACCTCTGGGATATGCACTCGGCCTTCAGGCTTTGATCTGCTGACATCAGAGATCATCGCCCACATTTTTGCGTTTTGGTCGTCGCTTCTGCGCTCAGGGCTGATCCGCACGACGGCATTGTCCGGCGCTTTGTCGATCAGTTGTTTGGAAAGTTCCCTTTGGTATTTTCCCCGCAGGTGGACAACCTGTGTCATTTTCTAATCTCCTTCTCTGGTTTCTAACTTGTGTCGGTGCGGGCTGGCTTTAAAAAACTCCATAGCCATCGCCTTCATATCAATGCCGTGGCACTTTTCAAATGTTTCTTCACCTTGCTGGTGCTGTTGGGCGTGGCAGGATTTGCAAAGGCTTATTACCCATTTATCCGAAGGTTTCGTTCCCATGCCACCGTCTGTCCCCCGGCGCACGTGAGCCGCTTCGATTGCCTCAGTCGACCCGCAGGCCGAACAGGCGAAGCCACGAACCCAAGCGCGATGTGCTGGGCTTCTCTTCTGCTTGTCCGCCTTGTCCGACTTCTGTTTCACCCTTTGGGGAAGTGCCATTTGCTAGTTCCTTCAAAACATACCGCGCCACTCGACGCTCCTGACCGTAGCGGTCGATCACATAGTCCCATTCCGTCTGGATTTTATGGCCGTCATCACGCAGGTCTTTGATCCGCGCTGCCAGACGCATAATGCCCAGTTCCTTCATCGCGACCATTGGGCCGATGGGGGCCTTCTTCAGCCATCCCAAAACCAGTTCGTTCTGTGTCATGATTAAAACCTCGCGTTTAGGTCAGCAATTTCCCGCTCCACCTCGACCAGAAAATCTGCAACTTTAGCTTCCAATTCTAGAATTGCTGCGTCGTCTCGCTCAACCCGCTTTATGAAAAGCTGGAGGTTATCCGGAAGCCGTGGGTCGAAGGAAACAAAGTCGCACCACTGGCGGTCAACGCAACGCATCTGCCAGAGCATCTGGTTCATGTATTTGGTAGGAACCTTCTGCGACTTGAGCGTCTCAATGTGCGTCGTGGTGTTGGGACACTTTATCTCTATAAGGCCATCGTCATCGACAAGGCCATCAGGGCTTGCGTGAGTGTGCTTGAGCGTAGGATGCAGGGCGATGCCCATTTCCTCCACAAACGTCCCTGTGGCCGCCTCATAGGCTTTTCTGGCGTTATCCTCCTGCTCCTGTCCCCACAACATAGCAGCGTTCTGGAAACCCTCTGAGGGAATACCTGTGAGACGTTCTGCGATGATCTTGTTCTTCAGGTTCTCACGCGATGTGCCCCAGCCGGTTTTGGTGGTGGCAAGGGCTTCGTTAAGCTGGCTTGCGCCAAGCGACCCGCATCGGGCAGCAAACCATTCACTAGACCGTTGTTCCATTTTTTCGTCTCCATTCATTTGCTATTTTAAGTTCGTTTAAATCATCAGGCAGGTAGGCAATTCCAAATCGCTCCATCTCCCGGCAAGCCATATCGACATCCCTTGCAGCGGCCTCCCATTCAGCTAAGGCTTTGACCTGCTGATACGATGCGGCACTTGAGTATTTTGGAAAGTAGCCTTTAGGCTTAGACCCATGTTTTCGGCAATTGACCCAAGAATTAGCAACATCAAAACCTCCGCCGCCCCTAGCGGGATGTGAAATTTTACGGATGGCTTGGTATGTCAACTGGTTTACCCTAACTGCAGTAACCCCCAAATCTTCGCCCATTTCCGCATATGTCGCCCCTAGTCGGCGCATTGAAACAACGCGGAGTTCGCGCTCCTTCAAGTTCCCAAGAATGTCGGTCATCCCTTCTTCTTCTCAAGTACGCCAGTGACGTATGCGTATTGATCCTGCGTCATCTCTTTCAGGCTGTTGACCTTTAGCTTCTTGCAGATGGCGACCACATCGCTCTGGGTGGCGTCCACCAAGTCTTGGACCTTCTCAAGCTGCTCAGTGCTGATCGGCTGCGGTGATGCCGCCTCAATAGGCTTGGATGCGTCGATTGCGTCATGTTCCACAATTTCAAGGGCTACCATATAGAGATAACGGCGCTGGTACGTCTCAACCGCGCCAAGGTTCTGGATCGGGTGCGTTCCCTTGAGGTTGGCATCTGCCATCGGGCTGTAGAATGAAATCCGCTCGCCGGTTTCGACATCAACAACTTCAAGCGAGGCATTCTCAGGTGAGAATGAAACAATCGGGCAAAGGCCATAGGTCTCAAACACCTTGAGAGCTGGGATCAGGAAGTCGCCCAGTTCGAAGTAGCTGTAGCCTGCGAATGAGTTTTTGCCGGACTTTTTGAGCGGCATGGCATGGAAGGCTGCGCGGGCAGCGTTGAGTTTAGCGTATACGGTCATCAGTTTAATTCCCCTGCTGTTTTCAATCGGTCGCGCAAATCGTTAGCCACCTCTGGATAGCGGTCTGCGAAGGTTGCCATCAATGAGACGAGATAGCCCAGCTTGAATGAGCATCTGTCGCCATATGGGGTAGACACTTGGGCGTCCAAAATGTCGATGATTGTTTGGTAGTTGTCCATTAGAAGTTCCAAGGCTGTGCGTTGAGGGTCTGGGCGAGCTTACGCGCTTCGCGCTTTCCGTTAACCGAATAGCCTTGCAGGTATTCGCGACGGCCATTCTCGATCTTGGTGATCCAGAGCATCGGAGCGATGCGGGCGGTGCCGTTGGTGTATTCTGCTGCAATCATTTCTAAGTTCCCTTCGTTGCTAACACGGCCAACATACAGCCGCCGACGGACAATGCAATAGGAAAAATTGCGTTGACAATATAATTTTTTAGATCGTATGAGGGGCTTCCAACAAGGAGAATGAAGTGCATATCAAGGTAAGGGAACTACTCGCTAAGGCCGCATTCCACGGCATCACACGATCGGCTATCGCCGCGCAGGCAAAGTTGGCTCCGACGATTTTCACCAACTGGAAAAAGGTGACACCCCGGCTGGACACTCTTGACCGGGCGACCAAAGCTCTCGATGATTTGATTACACTGAAGGAGCTTACAGGTGAAAAAGTGGAAAGCTAAGAAGGCGTATTGCACCACCGGCCACAAGCACGACAGCATCTCGGAAGCCAAACGGTGTGATGAACTGCACGTTATGCTGGCCGCTGGTGAGATTGATGACCTGCTCGTGTTTCCGCAATTTTGGTTTGTTATCAATGGGATACAGGTCAAGCACGATAACGGCAGGCGTCTAGGGATAACGCTTGACTTTGGGTATACAATGCCGGATGGCACCGAAGTCTGCGAAGACGTTAAGCCAGTCTCAAAGATCGCAATATCTAGAGATTGGCCTATTCGTAAGGCGATATTTAAATCGCTATATCCGGGAATAACACTACGTGAAACACAGCCATCCAACAGTAGAAAGTCTGATAAGTAGAACGACTAAAGTCGGCGAATGTTTTGAGTGGAATGGCAAAAGAACCCGCAGTGGTTACGGAAGGATAATGATAAACCGAAAAGAAACATATACCCATCGTGCTATGATTGTAGCTAAAACTGGGAATGAAATTCCAGATAAAATGTGCGTTATGCACTCTTGCGATAACCCGCCTTGCGTAAATCCAGATCACTTGAGAATTGGAACATATAAAGAAAATTCACAAGATATGATAAAAAAAGGGCGTGGATATAGACCTGATCCTAAATTGTGGTCCGGGACAAATAATCCAAAAGCCGTTTTGTCTAATGATGATAAATTAAAAATGATTGAACTTATGAAAAATGGAATGTCAGCCACTGAGGCCTCTGAAATTTTTCCGGTAAGCGTTGTTAGGTGCTGTCAAATTCGCAAAGAGGCGGGCATTGTACAACAAAGAAAAAAGAGATGGTTTCGAAAGCCATTATAAAAATAAGGCCCCGGAGCGGAAGGGAGTACGCTGCAACGGGGCCACGCCAAAACTGACGCAGGCAAATAATATAGAAAGAAGGGACAAAACACAATGATTAGAATTACCACCAACCGCCAGCGCGCAACACCGCTTCCACGGCCACCACGGCGCGCAATGCTGATGGCCCCAGTCGCTGTTAAGGTGCCGGTCTACACCAGCTTCAAAATGGACGACATAAAGCGCGCAGTCACGCAGAAGCACGGTGTGTCAATCGAGGACATTTTCAGCCGGTCGCGGGTGAAGCAGTTGGTTGCAGCACGTCGGGAGTTTATCCAAAGGCTGCACCACGAAATGCGCTGGAACGCAGACAGGATCGCGGCTCACCTGCAAATTGATCGCTCGACAGTCAATCATCACTTGGGCCTGCGGCGGACATCCAGCGTCAAATATGGCGCTTTGAACGACGATTGAATTGTGTTATGAAAGGCGGGCGAGGATGGAGTTGACGCTCCCTTCCCCGCCCTACACAGCCACGAGAGGAAAATGGCTATGATAATTTTGTTACCTATCCCCGCACGTTTGGCTCCGCAAGTTATTGGAGGCCAATATGCACAGTTTTGATCCAGACATTGCAAAATTGGTTGGCGTGAACGCTGCCGTGATCCATCAGAACATCATCTGGTGGACGCAGAAGAATGCCGCAAACGGCAGGCATTGTTACGACGGGCGCTATTGGACCTACAACAGCATCGCAGCCTTCGACGAGCTATTCCCTTATCTGACAAGGGCGCAGATCAGATCGGCTTTGCTTAAGCTGGAAGAGGCTGGCCTGATTGTGTGTGGAAACTACAACAAATCGGCATACGACAGGACCAAATGGTATTCGCCAAATGAGCAACTCCATTTGTCAAATTTAGCAAATGGATTTGAGCGGGATGACCAACCAATACCAGATGATAAACCAGTTGGTAAACCAGATAAGGATATGTCATCTGACGATGACCTCTCTGTCCACGATGTCGTTGACGCTTGGAATGATCTGGCTGCTGACCGTGGCCTTCCGAAAGTCTCCAAGGTAACGGAAGCACGTAGACGACAGGTGCAAGCCCGGATTAAGGAATATCCAGACGCAGGCGACTGGTCAAAGGCGCTGTCAGCCATCGACAAATCGAAATTCCTGTGCGGAGACAACGACAGAGGCTGGAGAGCAAACTTCGACTTCCTGCTACAGCCCAGCACATTCATCAAACTTTTAGAGGGAACCTATGACCGATAAGAAAATCATCCGCTCCACAGCCGGGAGCATATCGACAAGCTCGACGCACTTTGACGACTATGTGAACTGGATCAACGAAAACATGAAAAGCACGAAGGCTGTCATCAGGCAGGATGAGAACGGACGCCGCTACTTTGATTTGGTGACGAAGTGATGCCCAGAGGGACACCACTGCGGGCGAACCATAACGACGCCATTCACAAAGACCTTGCATGGCTGGAGATGCAGAAGGTGGCAATCGCCGTCAAGCACGGTGTCACGCTGGGAACGCTCGACAAGATTGACAAGCTGCGAAAGAAAAATGCCGTATAACATTGGGCGGAAGCCACCCCATGAATTTATCGACATCAAGTTCCGCAATGGGCAGGTGCGCCGGAACGTCAAGACAGAAAACTGGCGCTTCCGGCCTTGGCCTTTTGAAAGCGATTGGGACGTGGAGTTTTGGCAAAAATCAACGGAAGGTGAAAAAAAATAGCATTTGGGTATTGACCAGTGTGATTTTGGCCGTAAGATGGGCTGCATAGAAACGAAGGGAGTTTAGAAAATGTCACGCATATACGGAGACCCCGGCGACATCAGAGTTGCCAAGCCAGACAGCATCGACGTTGCAATGCGTCGGGGCAATGGGGCTGGGCAGTATGGTGGAGAAAGCCCTTATGAGGTTGGCACACCGGAGCATGAGACGTTCGAGCGTTACAAAGCAAAGATGCAGGAATACCAAGCGGCTAAGGCTGCCAATGGCGGCAACATCCCGGAGGGCTGGTGATGGGAGAGTATCAAATGACACGCAGCGAAATGATCTGGACGATGGCAGCCACATTTATGATGGGCTTTGTCTGCACGGTAGCTTTGGTAAAGGAGCTTAGCCTGTGATTAGCTATAGAGACTTTCTGGCGCTCAAGGGCATCAAGCCAATCGTGATCGAGCGGACCGTCAAGCAGAAGGGCGATAAAGTCATCGTCTCAAGCTACAAGCCAGCGGAGATTGCCCGATGAACGGCTTCATGACGCGCTTGCCTGCCCGCATTCAGTCGAGCAAGCTGCCCAGCAAAGAGAGCGATGCTCAGTATTTTGCAAAGCTGGTGGAAGGCTCAAGGGAACTGGCAAAGGCCATTCTCAAAACCAAAAAGCTACATGGCCCGATGACCAAGGAAGAGCAGATCGAACTGGTCGCATGGGCCTATGACGTGAAGATCACGGTTGTATGAAAGGGAGAGAGATGCAGCAATTTATAGACATAATCATAGCGACTTTGGCGCTTGGCGCACTCGCTACCGCACTGGCATTCTGTGCGCGGGTTGGCTGGGCATTGGGGAGCAAGGTAATATGATCGCCGACCCCCTGCTGTTCTTCGTGGTAAACGCAATTGTGGTCGCCACCGCCTACCTGATCGTCACAAATGGAGACGCAAATGACTGACCTGCCGATATTGCCCGACTGGGTGCTGATCGAAGCCGCGAAGCGGAGCGGATGGGCCAACACGCTCACGGTTGAATATTTGCAAAGCGCCTATAGGGCATATCCTGGCTACAACGCCCTGTGCGACATGATCGCCAAGCACGAACAGAAGCCGGTTGATCGCAAGCTGCTGTGTGCGCGGGAAGCGTATTCTGATGTTTCACGCAGAAACCCAGATGATTGGCATAGTGAAATTGCCATCCGCGCCATCGAACTGTACGAAGAGGGATTTGGGAAATGAGCGAGACGCTTAAGCCATGTCCGTTTTGCGGCTGCACGAACGTCTACCCTGTCAGCCCATCGCTAGGCCATTCGGCTTGGCGTGTATTCTGCGATGATTGCAGCGCGGAAGGTCCGACTATCCAGTCATATAATTCCGATGAAGCGGAGGCCCGTTGCCAATGGGTTTGGAATATCCGCCATGATGCGTGAGGACAAAGGTAGTGCCGCCCGCAAAGAAACCCGCGCAGCCTTGGGAGAAACGAAAAATGACTGAGATTGAAAAACTGATTGACCGGTTCGCGCTTGAGGCGAGGGACGAACATCTCGGGGAAGCACTATACGGGCTGTCCGCACGGCTGCTACTCACTGGTTGGCTGGACGACGAAACAAACCACGCCGCATATGAGAAAGTAGTATCGACGTATGGTAAGCCGTTTATAAAAATTGACGACGACTTGCTGGCTGGGGCGCTGGCGGATGCGCTAGTGCAGTATCTAGACGCCAGCCACCTCGACCTCGCGGAAGACCTCCGCAATGCTCTCGCCATACGCGGTGGAAAAATTGTGTGGGGTGACAAATGACGGAGATCACACAGGCTGACATTGATCTGCAAAACGAACTTTGGAAAATGTCAGTTAACTGGGGCAATAGAGAGACAATGACGGAAATGATTGCCCGTCACCGCGAACAAGCAGCCGCAGAAGAGCGCGCCAAGATCGTGGCGTGGCATAGGACGTGTCCGCCGCACATAGCCCACTGCTTTGACGCGGCAGATGCCATCGAAGCAAAGGAACATTTGAAATGAGCGCACTTGGAATAACCTTCGTGGCCTTGGCGCTGTCGTGGCTGATCGGTCGCATCTTATCATACATCGACCACCCAGTGGCCGAGCTGATCCATATCATCTGCGTCCTGATATTCTTTGGCGCAATGGTGACCGGCATCGTGCTGGTGGGGATGATGCTATGAGGTGCTTGTTCCACAAATGGACGCGCTGGTCGAAGCCGTATCAGCGTGAGACCATTTATGTGAGCGACTACCAACAACGAAGCTGCACCAAGTGCGGCAAGGCAGAGGAGAGAAAGGTATGATCGAGATTTATGCCATCGCAGGCTTCTTGCTGGGCGCGGCCACTGGGTTTGCCATCGCCAACGCAGGCATGACACGCAGGCTGGAAGACCTGCAAAGCGAATACGATACACTGGTGGACCGCGACCCCAAGACTGGGCGGTTCGTCAAATCCATGCGGAAGTTGGAAAGGGACTGAGATGAGTACGACAGCAGTTTTTGCATTGATGGAGGCAGGCCGCCTCGACTTCACGACAGCCAAGAAGATCATCTCCAAGCTGGAAGCCAATGGGATGACCATCTACAAGAAGAAGATATTCAAGAACGGGAAGCGGCCCATATCGTCAAAGCCGTTCACACCGGAACTGGCTGCAAAAATCAGGAGCTATTACGTATCGCATCCGCACATGACGCAGCAGGAGATTGCGAACGTCTTCCACGTCAACAGCGGGCGGGTTAATGAGGCTTTGTCGGGATGATTGTCCACATTGCACCGGAAGACCTGACCCACTTTGCTGTGGCATGGCTTCGATACACGCTTGATGAACTGAAGGCCAATGCAGCCTGTCCCCGCGAGCATCCAGATGATGTCAGACAGTACAAGAAAGACATCAAGGCGGTGAAGCGCATTTTGGCTTACGTTGACGGCCCGCTTTGACAAAACAGGGATGATAGCCTAGATAGATTTTCAGGCGGAAGTGGAGTAGAAGCCTGTTATGACATTGACATTCAAACAAGAAGCATTTGCCCAAGCCATCGCTGACGGGATGACGCAAGCTGACGCATATCGCGCGGCTTATGACGCTGAAGATATGTCGGATAACGCCATTTACGTTGAGGCATCTCGCGTCATCGACAACCCTAAAGTGGCGCTAAGGGTCAAAGAGCTTAAAGATGCCCTGTCAGAGAAGGTTCTGTGGACCCGTGAGATGTCTGTCAGGGCGCTCAAGGAAACATACGAAACAGGGGCAGGAAGCGTTAAGGTTGCAGCCGTCAAAGAGTTGAACGCAATGCACGGCTACAACGAACCATCAAAGCTCCACGTCGAAGGAAACATTGGCATCGTGCGCTATCCCGGTCTGGATGATGGCGAAGACGATTGACCTAATCAGTCCGTATAGGCCGCGAGACCAATTCCTCCCGCTGCATAAACGTAAAACACGATGGATGATTACCGTTGCCCATCGTCGTGCCGGTAAGACGGTCGCCTGCGTCAATGAGGTGATCCGCAGGGCATTGGCTTGTAAGCTGCCCAACCCTCGCTTTGCATACATCGCTCCACAGCTTAATCAGGCGAAAGACATCGCTTGGACGTACATCAAGGAGGCGGTTGCCTTCCTTCCGGGCGTCAAGATTAATGAGAGCGAGCTATGGGTAGAGCTTCCCAATAATGCCCGCGTCAGGGTTTACGGCGCTGACAATCCAGATCGGCTGCGTGGCATCTATCTTGATGGCGTCGTGCTGGATGAGTTTGGGGACATGAACCCAACAGTCTGGACACAGGTGATCCGTCCCGCGTTGTCTGACCGTAAGGGCTGGGCAATCTTCATCGGTACGCCAAAGGGTAAGAACGTCTTCTTCGACCTGTGGCAGAACGCAGAGAACGACGAAGATTGGACGCGCCTCATTCTCAAGGCATCTGAGACAGGGCTGCTGGACGACAAGGAGCTTTCCGACGCTCGCCGCATGATGAGTGAGGACGAATACGCTCAGGAATACGAGTGCAGCTTTGAAGCCGCTGTTCGTGGTGCGTACTATGGTAAGGAGTTTTCAGATGCAGACGCACAAGCAAGAATTACATCTGTTCCTTATGACCCATCTCTATCAGTCCACACTGCTTGGGACTTGGGTATGTCCGACAGCACCGTCATCTGGTTCGTCCAAGCGCATGGCGGAGAAACCCGCTGGATTGATTGTCTCAAAGGTGAAGGCGTTGGCCTCGACTGGTATGTGAAGCAGTTGCAGGCCAAGCCTTACGTCTGGGGCAACCACTATCTCCCGCATGACGTGCGCGTCCGTGAACTGGGGACAGGCAAGAGCCGCTTGGAGGTTCTGGGCGAGCTTGGGCTACGCAATATCGAGGTGGCACCGCGCATGGACATCATGGACGGCATTCAGGCGCTCCGTATGCTGTTGGCGCGCTCTTGGTTCGACAAGGACAACTGCAAGACCGGGATCGAAGCCCTGCGGATGTATCGCCGCAATTACGATGAGAAGCGGCAAGAGTTTCAGGCCAACCCGTATCACGACTGGACCAGTCACTACGCTGACGCGGCTAGATACTTTGCCATAGCGCATCGGGAGCAAATGGGTTATACGCCTATCAGGCGAAATATACGTGGTATCGTTTGAGGGTTAAACCATGAAAAAACTCGACGCAGCGGCAAAGAAGATTGCCAAGGTCATGGGCGAGTACAAGCGCGGCACACTTCACGCTGGCGTAAACCCCAAGGGACCGG